TCACGTGAAACAATATTGAGATTTTAAGGAGAAAATTATGAATACATTAGAACTATTAGAAAAATATGCAAGTCCAAAAGGAGAAGCTTCTTTTGCAAAAGGTATACCTATAAAATATCTTAAAGAAGTTCGAGAAGCTTTAAAGCTTGGCGATACTGTTGAAGCTGTCGAGAAAAAATGGACAGAAGCTGGATGGACTTATAACAGCTTTAGATACGTATTTCGCGGGAAGTCTAAACCTGGGTTTGTACGTCCACGAGCGTGGTGTCCTAAACCACATGCAGAAACATTTGCAATTTATGAGCGAGGTAATTATGCCTACTAGATCTAAATCAACACAGGCATTTATTGATGCCAATCCAGATAAATTCAGAATTATTACCCCGGAGGAAACTGCCAAGACTTTAGCAAAGCAAAGCGGTGGATATTTTAAAGGTAGATCTGTTATGGGTCCATCTAAAAAGAAGGGGAAATCGTCATGATGACATTTAATAATATTTTAGTAATGCTATTACTCGTTGCCAATTTCTTTATATGGAGTTGGGTTTTATAATGTGGGTTAAAGATAGCAAGCGTGCACGAATACACGAATTAGAAGGTATACGTCTTAGATCAGCCAGACTATGGTTAGACAAAGATGGATTCCATCCTTTCCTAGATCAGGATAAATTAACTAAACCCGACTTGCAAAAATCTATGGGTTGCAAGTATGATGAATTACCTAAAGAAGCATGGGATGTGATGGATCGTTATGATGAAGCATTAGCAAGAGGGAGCGAGTATGCTACGTGAAATAAATGACAAATTAATACTGACTGACTGTGATGGAGTCCTATTAGATTGGGAGTACCATTTCTATAAGTGGCTTAAGGAGACTGAAGGTTATGAGAGACTTGGTCCCGAATATAACATTGGTAAAGCTATAGGTGTTGCACAGAAAACTGGTGCAAAGTTTGTAAACTTGTTTAACAGATCAGAGTATATGAAAACTTTATCGCCTATGCGCGATGCTATTAAGTATGTTCGTAAGTTACATGAGGAGCATGGATATATATTCCATGTGATTACTTCTCAGACTAACTGTCGACTTGCACAAGAGTATCGTAAAGAGAACTTGCGCAATGTATTTGGTGAAGTCTTTGATGGCTTTACTATACTAAACACTGGTCAAGACAAAGACGAAGCTCTTAAAAAGTGGGAAGGTACTGAATGTTTCTGGGTTGAAGACAAAGCTGCTAACATTAAGATGGGCAACGATGTTGGTCTTAGAGGAATTCTTATAGACCACACTTGGAACAGAACTTGTACGTACGAATGCGAACGTGCAAGGAAATGGAAAGATGTTTATGAAATTATTACAGGAGAAGCATAATGGCTTTAGTAACAAATAAAACTGAAGAGACTAATCACTTACGTGGTAAATCTAGGTTCTATGTTGCTGGTTGGGTAGCTAATCGTGAGTGTGAAAATCCTCAAGCATTACCCGAATCTTGCAAAGGTGACATTGTCGTTGAGAAATGGCATGAAGAATACCTAAGCGGATATGGCGATTCATTTGCTAATGGCGAATGTTTAAGCCCACCGGTTGAAGATTAAAATGATATAAATAACTCTATATCACATAGGGTTCTACAATGTCGACTAATGATCGATTAGAAGTTCTTGAAACAAAGTTAAAGCACATCGGTATGATGGGGCAGTGGTACCAACGGTACGATATTTCTAAGAGTGCCGAAGAATGTAAGGAGATCATTAAAGAAGTAAAAGAGGAATTGAACGAACCGTGTGGTATGAGTAGAAAATAATGGAGGTGACCATGGCGTTACTGGAAGATATAGTTGATTTTTGTAAAAAGGAATTGGAGATACCCCAAGAAGTTTTAGTGTCTGTTGAGGTTGAAGATATATCAGAAGATAATGTTAAAGGTTGGACCACTGATTCTGCTGAAGATGATGAGTACGATATTGAAATAGATACAGGTCTCGGTTTCAAAGAAACTATCTTAACTGTGTGCCACGAGATGGTACATGTTCTCCAACTACACGAACATCGTGAGCTTGATGAAAATGAAGCTTACGAAAAAGAGGAGTTGTTATATAGAAAGTATATAAATAACTCCTAGTAGCCATCCCTACTATAAAAAGGATTTTTTTGTTTAAATAAAAAGGAAAGTATATGTTTAAAAAACTACTAGTCGCGACGGCGGCAATGGCAGTATCTGCAACTACGTTTGCTGGTATTAGTCTTTCGGGTTTATACGAAGGTACGTTAGATAGTCACGGAACGTACACTCAAGACATTCATACTACAATGAAGGGAACGGCAGGTGCGTCTAGCGTAACCGTTGTTCTTGATAAAGATTTCAGTGTAGATGACATGTGGGTAGAGAGCACAGCTGGTGCATTTACTCTTAAAATCGGTGATTCATCTGGCGATGATCCTGATTCCACTACGATTGGTGTAACAACCACTCTTGGTGCTTATACAGTCGGACTAAGTCAAGTGAGTGGTGGTAGCACTACTATTGACGCAAGTGGTACGATCGGTGGTATTGCTGTAGCGGTAACTGACGTTGCAAATTCTACTAGAGAAACTACTGGTTCTATTACAACGGGTGGTGTAACCGCTAAAGTTGTACATAGCAAAGTTGCAGCAGGACATAATGCTGAAACGACGGTATCTACTACTGTTGCAGGCCTAGGCTTAACAGTTGTTAATGATAGAAATGCTGGAGCAACGAATGACAACGAAGTATCAGTCTCTCGTGTTATCGGTACGTTAGGTACTCTTAAAGGTACTTACAATAAGACAGACGCAGCGACTCCTGTTGTCACGAAAACTGTAGAGTTAACTCGTGGTATATGGACAGCTTCTTGGTCACAGGTTGATAGCGCAGACGCTACAACTTCACTGAAGGCAAGTCTATCGTTTTAAAAAAACTTAGGTAACTAAGTACTCGGGGGAGTTATTATTACTCCCCCATCTTAAATTATTGGAGATCATATGAGCTATAATAATACAAAATTAATGAGCGAGCACTATAAAGATGATGGTAGTGTTGCAAAAATTTATCAAGTAGTAACAGGAATGGATGGTGAACATTCGTTTTTTTCAATCACGTATAAAGATCCTATAGGTAACAGAATAATGCAAGAAGATTTTCCATACAAAGCTCTAGGCTATGTTGAAGATGCAGCAACGAACTGGACTAAAGGTATCAAATTACTTAAAGGATAATCAGATGGCAGACGTATTCGATTTTGGTTTCACTCTCGTTGATGAGAAAGAGTTAGACGTTGCACAAGCAGCAACAACATCAGCGGCAGCAGCAGAAACTACACAAGACAGATTAGATGATCTATACAATGCTATTACACCTCTACTCAATAACCTTAAGGCTAATCCAGAAAAAGAAATGATTAAGTGGCCTAATCGTGTTGAGAAGGTAGAAGCATTTGAAGATCATATTTACAAAATATATAAAGGTTAGTATGTACAAATTGTAAATCTATGTTATAATATACTTAACACACACAAAATAGGATTTATATTATGGCAAAACGTAAGATGACAGAAGCACAAAGAACAGCCGCGGCAGCTAATTTAGCTAAGGCAAGAGCTGCGAAAAAACCTGCTTCATACAAAACTATTGCAGCTAATGTTGTTGCGTTAGATGATGACCATGGCTTATCGATGGTCAACGTCAAAAGATATATCAAAGCAACTACAGAAAAAATGGCGGCATTAAGACGTGGAATCCAAACAAATGAAAGAGGTGCTATTGCTAAATATGAATCAGCAAGAGTATACCGAAACCATTGTCAAACATATTTGAGAGAAGGTGTATGGTCACTTGATTTCTATGGTGAGAATGAAGAGAAGCCAGTCTATTGGTCTACACTTGTCCCAGCGTATGACAGCGATGGGATGCAAAAGTAATGGAGGATATCAATAAGAAAGCCTTCTCAAATTTAGTTGAAACATTTGTTCGTACTCATAGAGATACCAATTATATAGATGCTATTATACAGGTATGTGAGGACAACGAGATCGATCTTAGAGACAGTAAGAAACTTATCTCTAAGGAGATTATAGAACATGTTGAGTTCGAAGCAAAGGAACTTAACTTATTACAAGGGGGTAACCCAACTTATGTGTTGCCTATATGAGAATGACAGGATATGAGGCCTTCACATTACATAATGCAATTAACCTCCACTTTAATGGATCTTACGATTGCTTTAAGTATAATTTTAAAACTAACGTAACTGAAAAGACGTATTGGAAAAGACCAGATAAATTTGCATTAACAAAGATTGGTAAGAGATTTAAGAGTAAAGATGATATTATATTATATTTTGCTGCGCATCAAGTAGCAGGTAATAAGTATAGTGGTGATATGATCAGAGACGAAGAGTCTTATACCAAGTTCTTAAAAGTTATAGATAGTATATCGTATGTATTTAAGAACGAATTAGAACAGATTTCAGATGTAAAGTTTGATTCACTCTTGGAAATAGAAGAAACATATCCAAGAATTATCCAGCTTCATCTCGAAGGCACGGTTTCATTAGAGACTGTGTGTATTATCAATAGGCTCACGGGCTTTATTGATAGAGCGAATAAGCAGATCACAGAAACAATTCTATGGCCTGACTTATATAAGAAGATAACTAATTATCAATCCTTTTTAAAGTTTGACGACATTAAAATGAGAAAGATTATTGTAGATATTTTCAAATAAAGTATGTACTTTTATCAAAAATATGATATAATATATACTGATACAAAGCAATATAAATTAATATAAATCTTTAAAGGAGAAATAAAATGAGTTTTGCAGACTTAAAGGCTAAAGCTAATGACATGAGCACATTAGTTGGTGCGGCCGGAAGCACCGAAAAGAAATCATACGGCGACGATCGTATGTGGAAACCCACGGTAGATAAAGCAGGTAACGGTTATGCTGTTATTAGATTCCTACCAAC